TAAATAAGATTGGTTTTATATCGGGATTCACTGGTAATTGGGTATATGTGCAAGATATACAAGGTAATTATTTACAAACAACATCTAAATATAAGCAAATTAGCACAGAAAAAATTCGATTGGCGTGTAGAAACAACAATTGGATAACCGATTCATCCTCCACTTTCGCTTACGCTTAGAAGTGGAGGACTTCTCGGTAATTTAGTTAAAAAGGTAGTTGTTATAATTGTCTGTTATAAGATTCTACGATGAATCTGTTATAGCTTATTTTAAAGATAACATTAAAGTTGACAATGGAGAAGGTTTAGAATCTCCACAAGTAACATTTGCCTTACCTTCTAGACAGGGTGTTAAACTTGATGTTTCAAGAAGTAAAACACCTATACTTCCTCTACTAGCAATCATAAGAACTGGTTTATCTCCTAATCCAGAGACAAGAATTGTAAAAAATAAGATACATCGTCCAATGTTATATAATATCAGCAATGATTTAACTGTCTATGAGGGTGCAGAAATGATGCCGTACAATATTAATTATCAAGTAGATTATTTTACTTTAACTCAAGAAATGCATAATGATATAACTGAACAATTATTATTTAATCTATATAAACACCATTATATAAAGACATTTATTGAAATTTCAAATCATAATTTGGAGATTAATGGTTATATATACGATGTATCTTTGAATGATTCAACTTCATATGTAGAATTACCAGATACTAGTACTAGAATTTTTCACGGTGTAGCAACATTTAATTTATATACGATGTTATTAGATCCAAATTATTACACGAAGACAGTTCTAGATATTAATCTAGAGCAAAAACTTGTAGATAATTAATTCAATACTCAAAAAGTATTGAATTCTAAAATTAAATGAAAACGGAGATATTCACAATGTCAGACAAGATTGTAGTTAACTACAAATATAAACTCAAACCAAATAAACATCAACGATCTGTACTGTGGAATATACTTCAAAATTGTCGACATCAGTACAATGAAGGACTTGAACTTTGGTCTGAATGTTGGGAATGTTGTCGCGTTGGATTAAATTATTTCTTGCTTAACGATTATTTTAAAGATAAGTATACAAATGTTTACTCTCAAGTCAAACAAAATGTTAACAAGCGCCTCGAGACAGCGTTCAAAAACTTCTTTGCTAAACATTCTAGATACCCGAAGTATAAGTCAGCAAGACAATATCGATCATTCACTTATCCTCAGAAAGGTTTTCAACTTGATAAAAATTTTAAATACGTTAAATTGTCTGGTATTGGTAAAGTAAGAATTGTATACTCTCAGCCGATCGTTGGTAAGATAAAAACCTGTACCATTAAGCTTTCAAAGACGAACGAGTGGTACGCGTGTTTTGCAATCGAAGTCACACCTGAGAATTTCTTTGAGATCCCAAAATACCCGAACAACAATGTCGTTGGGTTGGACATCGGTCTTAAAACGTTTGCTACGTTATCTGATGGTACCCAAGTCGAGAACCCGAAGTATCTACTCAAGTCAGAAAAAAAGCTTAAGCGAGCGCAACGGAGGTTGTCTCGTAAGAAGAAGGGTTCTAGTAATCGACGTAAACAATGTGTTAAAATAGCTAAGTTACATGAGCACATTGCTAATCAACGAAGAGATTTTTGTTTTAAGACTGCGCATCAGTTAGTTAATAACTATAATATCATAGTAATTGAAGATTTATCGCCAAAGTTTATGATCAAGAACCGTTGGTTGGCTAAAAGTGCATCAGATGTGTCGATCAGTCAGTTCTTTAACATATTAAAATACGAAGCCTTCAAGCACAATACTTTGGTTGTTGCGGTTGACCCAAAGAACACGAGTCAACTCTGCAGCAACTGTAAACAAATTGTCCCAAAAGAGTTGTCAGAGAGAATTCATCGGTGCCCCTATTGTGGGTTAACCTGCGATAGAGATGTCAACGCAGCTGTTAATATCGTTGACCGGGTACCCGTTGAATTTAAACTGACGCACACTCTTTTGAGAAACGGTACCGCAGGGACTGCGGGAACCTATACGCCTGTGGAGACTGGTGCCTCTGGTTCGGAGACGGGTGTCTCTGAGTTAAGCTCAGTTGTTGAAGCAGGAAGACTACGATTCGAATGTAGTTAACTCAAATCAAAAAATCATTAAAAAACAAATTTAATCGTAGTTAGTCCAATAAAAATAAAGAGATTTAAAAAGGGGTGTTATAATACATGCCAATTCACGCAAGTCCTGGTGTATATTTTGAAACTATAGATTTTTCTTTATATGCTCCAAAATTATCGCAATCAATACTGGCATTAGTAGGAAAAACAAGAAAAGGTCCTACTGAACCAACTTTTGTATCATCTGTACGTCAATTTGTTGATCTTTTTGGAACTCCAAGGGTTGGAGAATATAGTAGTTTGGCAGCAGTTAGCTTTTTGGAATTTGGTAATGCATTATGGTTTTCTAGAATTTTAGGACCAGCTGCTAGAAAAGCATCAGTAAATATTCCAACAGCTATGGTAATTAAAGATGAGTTAGTAGCTACAGCGACTAATGATAATAGCTATATATTTGATATTGAACTTGAACATTCACCAGCGCCTGGAACTTTAGAATTAAAATTAGTTGATCCAAATGATCCATCTAATTATAGTATAATTAATGATGATGGAAATGGTTCTTTTTCTTTAACATTAAATCCAAATATTTCTCAATATTCTAATTTTATAGATTATGATACGGGAGAATATAGATTTACCTTAGAAACACAACCAGATGATGGTTCAGAAATTTCAATTAAATATAATACAATTACTAGAAGTATAACTGATGAGGAAACATTAGTAGTAGAAATAGTTGACGAAACAACTGCAACATATAACGGTATGTTATCTCATTCAAACTTAGTTAATATGAGTTCATTTAAATTAGAAGTTGAATCTGGAGCTACTGGTGATATATATACCTTTACTATTGATGGTGACTCTAATAATGGTGTATATCAATTAATTGGAGTAAATTCAGAAAACTCTCCTATTGGAAATGGAAGCATTAATATCATTAATGGAGTATGGGAAGTAGCATTTTCTTCTGGTATTAATGTTGTTATTAATGATGTATTTAAAGCTTCATATGATTATAATACTTTTAAGATTAAAACCTTAGGTAAAGTTGGAGATATATCTCCCGAAGGATATGTTTATAGTAAAGCATTTATTGGATCGTTAAATACGGTTATTTATCCTGGATCTGTATATATATTAGTTGATGGAGAAGAAGTTTCTCATGACAATGGGGAAGGAAGATTTGGTGTTGGTGTTATAACATCAGAAAATAAAATAGATTATGCTAATAGGACAATAGATATAGCTCTATCTTATCCACCAAAAGCGGGATATCAAATATTTGCAAACTATTCAGCTAAATATTTAGATATTGTTGAAGTTGTTAGTGAAGAAAAGACTACCGATAGTGTTTCAGGTATATTGTCAAAACCTCCGATAACTAAAGAAAGCGTACGCGTAAAAATAGGTGGAGCTTTAGTATTAGTAGATGATGGTGATGGTAATTTAATAAAAGATGATAGTTCATTAAGTGGTTTTGGAAATGGCACTATTAATTATGATACTGGAGAATTCTCAATCAATTATATGGTTGACTTAAGTGCGGGTGATATGATTACAGTAGATTTTCTTTCTAAAACGGGATCTATAACTGCTCTATATGAAGGAGAATATTATAATGATATAAAGGTTAAATTTACTAGAGATAATTTTGGGAATTACGGATTAGAAGTATGGACGCCTGAATTAAATGTTACTCAGTTACCTTCAGAACGTTTTAGAAATATTAGTTTCGATGATCCTTCTGATCGTAATTTTATTACAAATTCTGTTATTTCTAATTATATTAATATAACGTTAGAAAATGAAGAAGCTGGGCATGTCCCTATATTAAATATTGTATTACAATTAACCGATGGATTTGATGATTATGAAAATATTTCTGAATATTCAGCGGTTAATGCTCTTTCTAAGTTTGCCAATGCTGAACAATATGACATTAATTTAATAGCATGCCCGGATTTTCCTGGTAGTAGAACAGTTATTAATAAATTGATTCAGGTATGTGAAGTTGAAAGAGGAGATTGTTTTGCTATTATTGATCCTCCTAGAAATTTAACTGTTCAAGAAGTGGTTAACTGGCATAATGGAGCTGGAAGATGGTTAAATGAAAATTCTTTAAATTCTAGCTTTGCGGCATTATATTATCCTTGGATTCAAATTTCTGATGAATTTTCAGAATCATTACAATGGGTACCACCTAGTGTAAGAATAGTTAGTGTTTTTGCATATAATGACAGAGTAGCTGAAGTGTGGAATGCTCCAGCAGGTTTAAACAGGGGTAGATTATTCAAAGTACAAAAAACTGAACGACAATTAAATGTTTCTGATAGAGATTTACTGTATGCCACTGGAACAAATGCTGTTAACCCAATTTGTGACTTTGTTGGAGATGGAATTGTAGTATATGGTCAAAAGACTTTGCAACGTAAACCATCTGCTCTTGATCGGGTTAATGTAATGAGATTGATAATATATGTTACAAAGATATTAGCAACTGCTACTAAATATCTATTATTTGAACCTAATGACAGACTTACTTGGACTTTATATACACAAATGGTTGATCCACTATTGTCAGATATTAAACAACGAAGAGGTTTATACGAATTCAAAGTTGTATGTGACGAAACAACTAATACTCCTAGTGATATAGATAATAATACTATGGTAGCTGAAGTGTGGCTTAAGCCAACTAAGGTTGCTGAAAG